TCCCAATCTTCATTGAGGGCCTCAACGTGCTTACCGGGGAGGTCTGACGCCTCCAGAATCTCCTCCCACACAAGCTGGGTGCGGACGTCCCACACACCAGTCTCCTCTACGCCGAGTGCCTTCTGAATGGGTGTCGCAGGTCCAGAGACGGGAGCTTCCTCTGTGTCGTCGTCTAGCGGCTCCGGTTCCTCCTCTTCCTCTGTCTCCTCCACTTCCACGCCCAGTGCCTCCAGTGCCCACTTGGCCTCGTTGGTTGGCGCTGTGAACTTGGGAGACGCCTTCACTTCCGACGTGTCTTCGGTGGGCTCGTCATTGAGGGCGTCAATCTCTGCCGCGGTCATGTAGTCCTTCACGTGTTCTCCTGCGCCAGTTGCTTCTCGTAGGCGTCGATGCGTGCGTTGCGTTCCGCCTCACGAGCGGTGTGCTTCTCCAGCAGGTCTTGCCCTGCGTGCTTGCCGTAGTCATCCATGCGAACGAGGCCACGCTCCTCTGCGATGCGGTCTGCATGCGCCTCGGATGTGACCATGGTGCCCAGGCTCTCTTGGAAGTAGGCCGATGCTGTGCCAGCAGCGTCTGCCCACTGGGTGCTCATGCGTGCAGGGACCGAGGGGATGCGTGTCGCGGTGCTTCCGTCTGCGAGGGTGATGGTGCCCCCGATGACCGGCATGTTCTTGTGCGTGACGAAGACCTCCAGTGTGAGGCCGTCTTCTGTGCGTAGGTCGATCAGTGGCAAAGCGGCTCCTCCTCGTCGGTGACCCACGCCCACGACCTGCGGTTCCTGATGGCCGAGACCTGGGACTGCGCGATGTCGAAGGCAGCGGCGATGTCCTTCTGCAGCCGAGTGTCTGCGCGGATGGCACGAATGTCCTCGGGCGTGAGCTTGGTGTCGTGAGGCATCGGCATGCGCTTCTTCCCCCACTCCAGGTTGTCGAGGCGGTTGTTCGTCTTGTCGCCGTCGAGGTGGACTGCGACCCACCCATCCATGGGGCACGGGCCGACGAAGGTCTCGAGCACGCAACGGTGAACTGCAGCCGTGTGGCGCATCCGTCCTGTGAGTGCTGTGAACACCTCAAAGCCGTCCGTATTGTACGGGGTGCAGAGGATGCGCGGCTTCTCCATGCGACGGGAACGGACGCGGCCAAACGAGGACACGTCGTAGTCAGGGTACCGTGCGATGGTCTTCCACCTCTCCGTGGTCTCCCTGGGCTTCTCCCGCTTCGCGTTCCGCCAGGACTTCCCAGACCGGATGTCGTGGACGGTGGACGTGGACACTCCGAACGCATCGGCAACAACGGCTGTGGAGCGGGTGTCTTCTCGGATGTCGAGGGCCAGGGACTCGGTGAGCTTCTTCTTCTTGGGCATGGTATCGTCTGCGTGCATTGGCGTTCCTCCTAGAACGTTGGTGCGGGGCCTCGGGGTGGGCATGCCTCGAGGCCCCTCTCCGTGAAGTGTAGCACGCTACCCCAGCTTTCGGCCAGTGACGCTCTCAAGCAGAGCCTCGGTAGGCCATGACTGCGGACCCTGGCCACCGGGAGCAGGGGGCATCCCACCTGGAGCGGGAGGCATCCCACCGGGCATCCCACCTGCGCCACCTTCCTGTGCGGCCACTTCTCCACCTGGGGCCTGCACCTCTGCCATCAGGTTGGCCGGGAGTCCGAAGACGGCGAGGGCCTTCTCCATCAGCTTCTCCTGGTCGATGAACTGGGACTGGGCGAGGAGTGGCCATGCCTGCAGGAGGTTGGCGCGTTCGATGGAACCGCCCATGGGTGAGCCGGCGTTCTCCACGGAGACGATGTGGTAGTCCTGGCGAAGCACCTTCGGGGTGACCATGGTGGGAACGTCGTCGACCATGATGACAGGCACCACAGCGTCCTCGTCTTCCGCTGGCAGCACGGTAGCCAGCCACGCCAAGTAGACCTTGACCACGGAGACCACGGCACGTGAGAGGGTCCAGGCTGCACGTCCGAGGTTGGAGGATGCGTACTGCTGGAGCGCCATCACTTCCGTGGCGGTTGCCCTGGTTGCCTCACCCCGTGCGAAGGCCGGGAGCCCGTTGGCATCTTCCAGCTGCGCTTCGATGGCAGAGATGCTGTTGGACCAGTTGGAGCCCACGGGAGCATTGGGCACCGGGTAGACCAGGGAGGACAGCGGACCATCAGCTTCGACTGGAATCACCTCGTCCGAGATGCCGTTGACCAGCTTGCCCAGTGCCTCATCATCCAGCTGCTTGTTGGCGAGCACCTTGCGCACGTCCTTCCGTGCTGCGTCCACGACACGGGTGAGCATCCAGCCCTTCGCCGCGCAGAGGGAGTAGATGCGCTGCAGGGCGCTGTACCCATCGAGGGGTACCTGGGCATCCTGCGAGAGGTAGAGCGGGACGAGAGGGGGAAGCGGGCGCCCGTCGAGGGTACGCAGCGGCATCTCCTGTTCCTTGATGATGCAGCCGTGCTTCTTCTGCTCCCGAACACCGTCCGACCAGATGAACATGCGCCCAGCCACGAGGTCGTAGAACTCGATGAGGGTGACGTGCTGCTGGTTCGGGTGCTCCCCGGACTCATCGGCCAGGGCGTTGTCGTCGAAGTACGTGGCGGCCTTGCCACCTACCCACTCGAACTTGGGGTGCAGCTTCCGCACCTCTGCCAGGGACAGCGTGTAGACGTGGCCCACGAAGGACTGCGCCTCCCATGTGTCGGCCGTGCGATCGACGATGACCTCCCAGGGGAGGAGCGCACGTACAGAAACGCAGTCGAGGGGGTTCTCCCCGTCCTTGTGGCCGAAGCGCAGGACACTGTGGCCGAACAGAGCGGAACGCCGCACAGCCATAGCCAGGGGCTCCGCTGTCGCCTTGAGGAACCTGTTGGCCACCCGCTCAATGAGCTCGGGATGGGAGACGGAGGACATGGGGTCAGGCCCCACCTCTACGCCCGGCTCCTCGATGAACAACTGGGAGACGAGGGACTCCACGTAGTTGAAGGCATCGGGACTCTCGACGGGCATCACGCTGGGGTCCCAGGCTGTGGACGCATCTCGGAAGATCATCGTCTGGTAGGCGTCGGCCATGGCACGCATGACTCCCTTGCGCTCGGACCAGTAGCGTTCATGCGCCTTGCGCGCGGAGACAATGAGACTGACAGGGTTGGCATCCATGTGAGGACTCCTTTGGAGATGGCGGAAGATAGTTCAAAGCGAGGAGGACAGGAGGCATAGGGAGCAGGCGCCGGTTGGGATGGCCTACGGAGGGAGGTGGGCGTCCGGTCGGTGGTCATACCCGGCTGCGCCGGTATGCCCTCCTTCCCTCCCTCCCTCCTCTCTCCATAGGGACTACCGTGATTTCTTGATTAACCACCTTCCTACCTAGCGTCCCAGCGAAACAGCGTCTAACGGGTTCAGTCAGTAAGCGCGGGTGCCATGCGCCTTCACAGCCTTGTGGTGACGCCTCGCTTCTTGGAGCCTGTTCACTGGCTGCGGCATCACCAGATTGCGTGCGCAGTAGTTGGCGAGGGCGAACGACATGGCCCCATCACAGTGCCCGGAGTCCAGGTACGGGAAGTCGAGGGTGCCTGTCTTGGTCACGGTGATGGACCGGAGCTCACGATACAGCACCGAGTCCACGGTGAGGATGGTGCTTGCGAGCAGGTCAGACTTCAACGCATCGAACAGTGCAGCCTTCGACTTGGATGTGGTGAGCCAGTCCTTGCCCTTATCATCCACCCATAGACGCACTCCACCGAGGTTTCGCAGGTGTGCAAGGACGACATCCCCTGGTGTGTTGGACTCCACGAGGACCTTGGCGTCGTGGTACTTGGCTGCTGTCTCCTGAATGAGGGCGGCGAACTCCTTGGGTGGGGTCTTGTTCCCGCGCCACACAGAGACCGGCTGTCGGGTCCATGCGTCCACCACGTAGAGCACGCTGAAGTCACGCCCTACGCCCTGTGCGGCGTCCGCACCGATGACGAAGGCTGGGGGCTTGTCGAGGGGGCGGTCGCATGGGAGACGTGTCCAGCCCTCTACTGCAGCGGGTTGGCGGGAGACGGACAGGAGATCGTGCGCAGTCAGGTAGACATCGCCCTCGACTGAGTACGCCTCCTCCAGTGTGGATGGGAACTCCCGTGCGAACTTGGCGGCCCCAATCTCCGTGCGCTTCCGCTCCCTCCAGTACAGCTGCGCAAGGTCGAGGTCGTGCATCAGCGCGTAGTCTGCGTCCGCGGCAGAAGGAACCCAGCCCTCCCTCGGTGACTCCCGATACTGCTCGTGCTTGAACCAGGGGAGGAAGACGCGCCGGTACCTGTCGTCGGTCTGGTTGAACAGGGTGTGCAGCGGGTCCCCGAACACGTTGGCCGTGCTCTCGATGACCAAGAGGCCTCGAGGCATGGAGCCGAGGATGGTGGCGCGTACCTCCTCGGGGTCATTCCAGAACGGCCACTCCGAAGCGATGACCACCTTGTAGGTGCCTGACCGGGCGCCGCCCTTGCCTCCTGCTGTTGCGCGCTCCAGGGATGCACCTGTGTCGTCCATCACCAACCGGTCGGCGGTCCTGCTGGAGAGGGGGCGCAGCTTCCGCAACCAGGATGGGAGGCTGTCGTACATCGCCGCCCACTGCTGGACGAACTTGCGCCCCGCGTCCTGCTTGTGCAGGTACAGAGCGTAGGCGTCCCCTCCGATGGACATGAACCACTCCCAGAACAGGAGCCCCGCCCACAAGGTCGACGAGCCAATCTGCCTGGACTTCAACACGGCGAGGTGCTGCTGGTTCCCCCTGGCCAGCATGTACTGCTGCACCAACGTCTCCTGCTCCGGCCACAGGTCGAACGGCACGAGCATGCCATCTGGGTCGCGGACCTGGAGACAGCGCAGGAACGCACGAGGGTCCTTGTGCCATGCCTCGAAGAGGGCGAGCACCGCCTCGTCGGGGGTCAGGTCCTCGTCAGCCTTCTTCTTGGCCATGTGCACGCTTCAAGAGTTGGAGGACGTTGGAGTCACGAGGGGCCTGGAGGTCGTCGTCAATCTCGGTCATGGCGGCACCGAACCTGTCGATGAGCACAGCTACGATGCGCGCCTCGTCCTTCGCGTCACCAAGCTCTGCCTCTGCCAAGTGCCGGATACGTCGAGTGATGGCCTTGCGCATCAGACCAGAGACGCTGGGTGGGAGGGTGCGGAGCTCCGTCACCAGCTTGCTCACGTCCTCGTTCACCTGCGGAGTGTGCTTCGGGACCCTGACTCTGCGACGCTGGATAGCCTTGCGGAGGGTGCCCACACGCCAACCGAACCTCTCGGCTGCGTCTACCTGGGTGCGCTTCCGGTCAGCCTTCAACCACAGCAAGACCTCATCCAATGGGGCCTTGTCGTCGGTCGTTGCCTTGCGCGCCTTGTGGGGGTGCTTCTGCTTCCGCTTCCGAATGGTGGGGGCGCTCACTGGCTTGTCGGCCATATGTCCCTCCTGGGGTGAAAGTAGGACATCGCCATATCACGGAGTGTTCCGCCACTATAGCATGGGCGGACATAACTGTCCCTCCGTGGGGCGGCCGTGGCATGTCCTACATGTCCCACCCCAACGAAACCACCCCGCCTCGGAGAGCCATCGAGACGGGGCAGCGTGGTCGGTAGGGATCTACTGACGTTGGACTACGAGAACATTGTGATGATGCGAACCGCCATCATAAACATGACGACGGCTGCGAGCCACGGGGGGACGCCCAGCACGTAGAGGAGGCACCCCACTGTCAGGATGGCATAGCCGAAGGCCAGGATGAGGAAGATGTAGAAGAGCATCAGAAGTCCACCTTGTCGAACGCTGACATTGAGAGATGCGCGACATCTTCGCAGCCAAAGACTTCATCGCTCATGCGACGGGCGATGGCATGGATGTCGAGTGTGTCGGGGTCTGCCCGTACAACGATGCCGTCATGCACGAACACAAGCAAGTCATCACCGAACTCACTGTGGAGGTGGTCGATGCACATGCGCTCTACGGACTGGCAATAGTGACTCATAGCACTGCGCTGTCCTGCTGCAGTGAGGTCTGGGTACATGGCCTTGCGGACTGCCTTGAGCTCTTCGGCGTAGGCGGTGATGGTCGCGTTGTCCTTGATGGCGTCCACGACGACTGCTGCGTTGGTCGGGGACTCATGCTTCGCAAGCTGGTAGATGCTGCGTCCCTTGTGCCGGGTGACGGTCGCGCCGTAGGTGAGGGCGAGGAGCAGCGTCTTCACCGTGCTGATGGTGACGCCGAGTTCCGATGCAAGCTGCTCACGAACCGCGGTCTTGTCTGCTACGAGGCGGTCGAGCACGGGGGTCTCGAGCCCATCGTCGTGTGCCGCGTTCTGGATGATGACCTGATGGGCCGCGTCGATGTCGATGTCGACGTAGCCAAGGTCGTAGAAGGCGAGGGCCTTGCCCTTCTTGGAGAGCCGCTGCAGGCCGGGAC